TTCCACCTGAATCATTCTTAATATCACGTAACGCAACAAGCATTGATGATGCTGAATTAGTTGGTGACAGGGTTAGAAAAACACGCGGTGAATTATTAGCTGAAGGTTTTGACCGTGATTTAATTAATCAGCTTGGCACTGTTGATGAGCAAGATAACCGTAATTCAAATATCAAAGCAGTTCGTGACCGTGACCAAGGCGGCAATAATCCAGACGGAACGATTAACGAATGGGCCAGCCAGTTTGTAGAGATATCAGATTTATACGTTAAGATTGATTTTGATGGTGACGGTATCGCAGAACGTAGACACGTAATGATATCCGGTAATCGTATACTGGTTAACGAATACTTTAATCACGTACCTTACGCATCATTATCAGCAATCCTAATGCCTCATAAAGCAATAGGCCGTAGTCGTGCTGAGGTTACTTATCAAACGCAGCTACAGAAAACCGCTCTAGTACGTGGTATGAACGACAACATCCGAATGGTTAACAACCCCCGCACTGTTGTTCATCCTGACGTTGATCTTGATGACTTACTAACGGTACGCGCTGGCGGCATTATCAGATTAGATGACGATACTCAGGTATTGCCACAGCAAGCAGTTATGCCTATGGTTATACCTTATATTGGCGACAAGACTTTACAGGTTATCCAATATGTAGACCAAGCAAGGGCGCAAACAACAGTGCCAAGCTGATTAATTAAATCACGGTCAAAACCTTCAGCTAATAATTCACCGCGTGTTTTTCTAACCCTGTCACCAACTAATTCAGCATCATCAATGCTTGTTGCGTTACGTGATATTAAGAATGATTCAGGTGGAATAAGAATACAAACCTTTTTAATTTCGCGTGTTACTTTGAAGGTTAAATTCCAAACGCCGCTGCCTTCTTCGGTTTCTTCCTGGCTGGTAATTTCTGATTTGATTACGCTAGGGCCTTCTAAGCTTTCAACGATTGCTGATAACTCATTGAAGTCAACGCCGGTAAATTTAACCTCGTCAACTTCTTTTTGTTCATCAATAAAGTATTTAACTACGCCATTCTTTTGAATCTCAGCATCCTTTAACCAAGCGTGAATGATTTGGAATGACTCAGGTTGATTGCGAACAATCCAATTAACGTATTTGGTCTTTTCTTCTGCCTCTTGAACTTCGACAGGGTTATCAGTATTGGGCTGGAATGTTACAACATCACCTGAACCGTAAAATATACGCATCAAAGCGGGCATATCAGCCTCAATGACGTCTGCTATATCGGTTGATACTACGCTTGATTGATTTGGAATAGCGGCAAAGTCACCAGTTTTATCTGCTAAATATGCGGATAAGAATTTGGTATTCTCTCGCATAAATTCGCCATTGTAGATAGCCGCCTGATCTTCTGCCTGAGCTAGTAGTGAAACTAACTCTCCATCACTCATGTCTGCCATTAATCAAAGCGCCCAATAATAGTTGATTTTCATTCCAGTCAGTATACTACTCTTTTCCGCTAATTAACAAATACGGTTGTTTTCATTGGTGTTTGGTACTACTATGTGTACTAAATATGTAATAAATCACGGGGTTTTAATGAATATAGTTAATTATAGTTACGCCAGGAAGAATTTTAGAAGTGTTCTCGATAATGTTGTCGATGATTGCGTGCCTTGTTGTGTTGTATCCAAAGGTAATCAGGTGGTTATCATTAGTAAATCCGACTATGACAGCTTAGTCGAGACTAGGTATGTACAGCAACAGTTGAAAAGCGCGGGTGACAAGTAATGCGCAAACTTAGAAACTTTAAATGCGACAAATGCCAATCACACTTTGAAAAGCTAGTAGAAGATGAATCTAAGATAGTAGCCTGCCCCTGTAAAGGCTGGGCTAAACGTCAACTATCTGCGCCTAGATGCTTTGGCAATACTACCGGCAAGAGTCCATCAAGTAGTTACAATAAAGGTGTTTAAATGATTAGTTACATCGTTATCAGTTACATTCTTATGACCTTTATCTCAGCCAATGAATTCATAATAGAGCCTGCGGATATATGGCGCACAGCAAGGGTGTTTGTTTTCGCCCCTGTTGCGCTACCTATAATCCTGTTTGCTTTATTGATTGATAAGTTATTTAGTTATTAGGAGGCTGTATGATTACCTACATCATTGCAAGCTATGTAATTGTAATCTTATTTCACATCCATCGGGGAGTTAAGGACGCTATAGATATAATGTACGTGCCTATAACTAGCACCCTCGCTCCTGTGTCACTACCTGTAATTGTGGTTACTGAGATTATTGAGTGGTTGGTGATTAAACGACAGTAGCCGCACTATAATTTAATGCTTTACGCTTTTTCTTTAATGGTGGCGTGAACATTATCATCATTATTGAATCAGCCATACCAGGGGAGTCTATCCCTTGGCCTTTCATTTCTTGCTTATTCATAAGTTGTTGCAATCCGTTGCTGTTGTTCTTCCTTGGTATTCTACACAACTCCGACCTTAGCGCGGGTATACTCTCTATCCCGTCACTATCAAAACTAATCATCTCGCTTGGGTCTACATACTCACCCTTGACCACGCAACGATAAGTGTTGTAGCACCTATCTGCAAGCATAATATAATACTGTGACCGGTTGTTTTTAAATACTTCCGCATTGGTTAGGTTGTTTGACTTATCGCCATAGCCGGGTTGATATACTTTCTCAGCATTATCTTGACCCTTACCGGATAGCGAACCTTTGAACATTTGATACTTAACATTCGTGCCATCTAAATTATCAGCTACTTGACGCTTTAAGCCTGCGCCCATTCCGTCACCATCCCAAATAAACCAATCAGCTTTATGTTTTCTCGCTAAGTTAGTGGCCCAGTCACAGCCTACATCAATTTCGCCTGTGTTCTTTTCGTATATGTGTTGAACGATTGAGCCATGACGCATTGCGTAACCTTTGTTATCGTTGCCGGTATCACTTGGATCATGTGCCGCTATTCTTGCACCTAATGGTTTAAATACTTCTTTCAGCTTATCTATCTTGTGAGCATCAACGCAAGCATCAAACCACTCAGCTTTAATAATTGAATCTTCAACCTCATCATTAAACTTACCTTCCCATATCCAGTCATACTTAGCGCGTGATAGGTTCCTGTAGTCCCATAACCTTAAAGTTTCTTGCTCTGGATTCCACCACGGATTGTCACGCCAGTTAACCACAATAATTAAATGTAAATCATCTTCATAATAACCACACCTTTCTAACTCTCTAAGGTACGGCACTATAAACCGTTGACTAAATGGGTCAGCGCTCGATTGCGGATTAGCACTAAACCAACACTCTGCGCCAGGGTTTCTTAATATTGTTGGAAGGAGTTTATCAATAGATGCTTGGCTCATTGTCTGAGCTTCTTCAAACCAAGAGTATTTATAACCCTGTGCTGATTGAATTGAATTAGGATTTCTTGACGCACCCTTGTAAGAAGTTACTGCGCCATCTGGTGATATGATCCGTTTCTCTTGTACATTCCAGCCGCTAAGCTTTAACCGGTCATTGATAGCGCCCTCAAATACCCTGTGAACCGAATCACTAATCGAGTCTTGGAATTCACGCAAACAATAGATATCAGCCTTCTCGGTTGCCATCTTAAAAGTTAATGCGTCACCTATACCAATTGATTTACCTGAACCCCTTCCACCTATAGCAATCTTTAACTGTTTAGGTTTAGTAATGAATGGTTCAAGTTTCTTGTTAATCTTCAACAGTGGCATTCACAAACTCCACTGTCCATTTGCTATCGGATTTAAAAGTTTCGCCTTCTGCGTTTTTAAGTTCTACTGATTTTTCATCGGGTAAGTATTTTTTAAGGAGTGCTAAACGTGTTGAATTTGCTGAGTTTAATCGTGAAACCATTGTGGCATCAAGCTCCAATGTCTCATCCTCTAGTTTTTCAAGGTTATCAAAGATATATGAAAGCTTACCCCTTTCGGCTAAGTACCGCTTTAACTCCTCTCTATCTATGTTTCTCCGCTTACTGGCTGTAGTCGCCTTTTTTGGATTTTTAACTACTTTTTTAACGGGTTTTTTGACTGGCTTCTTAGCTGCCTTGGTCTTTTTTTCTTCTGTCATGTTGCCATTCCTATAAAGGTTTTTGACTGGATGTTGTTGCCCTTATGTAATTATAAGGGCGTGTTTGTGTTTATGAATCAGGTTTATCTGTCCAGTCGGTACTTACTGGTGTTTTATCTGTCCAGACTGCCATTACCGAACCTTTTTAAGGGTAATAGTATTGCCGCCGCCATTAATTACTTTTATCGTAGTCTCTGGCAGTTCAATCGTGCCATCAGCGCCACCGGTAAAAGTTCCATCTGATAATGTTTTAAATACGCTTGCCGGTCGCCATTGTAATTCCATCGCACCGGTTACATCAAAGGCATAAACACCTTGCGATATACTTGTTTGTTCGTTATTGGCTAATGTAGTCATTTTTATTCCTCTATGTAAATTCTATCGTAAAATATGTAATCAACTTGATTGTGTGACAATTGGATTTCTTTACCTGTACATGCGTCTGCCGCCAAATCATTAACTATAATATCTAACTCATCATTAGTTAATTCCATATCTGACAAATCAATAACACTGGTAGCAGCTAATCCTGTTATTTCTTCCAGTGTATCTGCAAATAAATAAATAGCTTTTCCGTTTATATTATACTCTGCCGCCTCCGGGTAATGACTTAACAATCCTTGTGGTGCTGAACTTCTCTCATATACTGAGTATTTATGTGCCATTTCCCTACCTTTAAAATGCTATGTTTATTATGCTACGAATATCCAAGCTATTTAATGAGCCTGTAAAGCTTGCATCCGCTTGTGCCCCTGTATTTACACCAGCACCTGAAACCCCTTGTATTACGTGAACACCCGTAGTTGTAACTTGTGGTGTAGCAACAGTACCTCCAACCCTAGCAGATACGCCGCCAGCACTGACCGAAAATACATCCATAGTAGTCTCATATAAAAGACCAATGACCGAGACGTTAGGTTGAAATATATCTTCTATAGTCACCTGTGTGCCATCACAAGTAGCTAACCCTCCCGACACGCTCCATGAGGGCGCAAAAGACCAATCAGAAGCGTTATCAAATCCAGAATCAACTAGTATCGGTTGGCCTTCAAATCTACTGCCATTTTTTACATATTTTAATCTTTGGCTTTCTGGGATGTTTACGTATGTTAGTGTTCTTGTGCCTTCGAGAGATAGCTCCGTATTGCCTGTTGGTTGGTCTATGTAAAACGAATAATTTACAGTGTTTGTGACATCTTCAAACATAACGTTTGATATTGACAATCCACCAGACGTACCACCTACAAAGTTACGTAAGAAGTTTGATATCACCATTGCTGGTAGGTTTGCTGGTGCTGTAGCTGTTTCGTTGGTGCCACCATCGACACCGATAAACATAGTGCCACCACTAACACCTAGATTGACCTTGTGCATTTCACCATCAATTAATGATGCAAGTAACGAATCACTAGGTAGGTTAACTTGCGTATCGCCCTCTAAAGTAAATGTGATATCACCGGCAATGCCATTTAATCTTGCAAAGTTATCTTCGTCAGCCGATGAGCTGAATATAACCTTATTCGATGTTGCCGACGCGTAAAAGTCAATTGTAACTTGCCAATCAGCACCGAGAACTATATCGGTATCTAATGACATGTACTGACTAAGAGCCGCAACCGTTCTATCTATAATAACCCTTGAAGTTATACGGCCACCTGAAAAAATTGTGGATATCATCGGCTTTATTATTGGGTTAATTATGTTTGCTGTCATTTTTATCGCCTATTTTTTTAATGCTCTAATGCCGAATGAGGATAGTATAGCAACCGCTACCCAGTACTGATAGTAAGTAGGCATTTTACTTAAAGCATCAAACCCAGCTAGAATAGTTGGCACAAAAGGAGGAATGAAAGCGCCAACAAGAGGCACTGAAAGAATGATACTAAACCAATCATCACGCCATCCCCCGCCTTTTTCAGCTTGAATAGACTCCCATTCCGCAAGTTTATCTTCAGCATTCATAATCCTTTCGATATTGCGCTTTTTGATTTCTGTTTTGTTTGTGTTTATTTGTGTGACGGTCTTGGTTATTGGTGATATTAAACCACCTAAAAAACTAAATATTGGATTCATAATAACCAATAATAAAGCCGATGATATCCACAATTTTTTCAGGTGGCCGTATAACTTCAAGGGTTATTATAGATAGAACGGTTGCGGCTCTTAGTCAGTACATGTCATTAGATACCGATATAGTTCTCGGTGC